GATGACCCTGAAAAATTAAAATCAATATATAACATAACTGGTGCATGGCTCGAAGAAGCCAACGAGATGTCATTGGATGACTTCATGCAGGTTGATTTAAGAATTAGAGGGCAGACTCCATCATACAAGCAGATATCATTAAGTTTCAATCCAATTTCTAAATTACTGTGGGTGTATGACTACTTTTTTGTTAATAAAGTAAAAAGAGCTAGTATCCTACACACAACATATAAGGATAACAGGTTCCTTGATGCCGAATATGTTGATACTCTGGAAAGTCTCATTGACCAGGACCCAACTTATCATCAGATTTATGCTAGGGGTGAATGGGGAGTTCTTAAGAACACTATATACAACAACTGGGAAGTTGTTGACAGTTTTCCAGAGTTTGAAAAAATGAAGGACTTCTGTTTTGGACTCGACTTCGGATATGTTGACCCATCAGTCCTGACTCTTATAAGTAAGAAGGAAGACGATCTTTTTGTTAAGCAATTAATCTATGAGCGAAAGCTGACAAACGACGAGTTGATTGTTAAACTTAAAGAAGCTATTCCAAAGAGGTATTGGAGAACGAAAATCATTTATTGTGATAACGCTGAACCAGCAAGAATCGAAGAAATCAATAAGAATGGTCTAATTGCGAAGAAAGCTGACAAATCAGTTAAAGATGGACTGGATTTCTGCAAACGTAACAAAATTAATATACATAGTGATTCAACAGAGATTATTCAGGAAATTCAGGGTTATAAGTATAGAGAAAAGGATGGTCAACCTATTGATGGTGAACCTGTCAAATTCAACGATCATACAATGGACTCTTTCAGGTATGGAGCTTATACCCATTGGGGTAAACACTTTGCCAAGTCAGAGTTAATTTTTATTTAATGGAGACTAATCAATGTTCAAAAAGATGATAGACTTCTATAACTTCTACAAAGAAGTTGGAAACAACAAAAAGGACTGGAGTTCTGCATGGTTACGAATGAAAGAGAAGAACATTCTTAATTCAGGCGGAACAAGAATCACAGAACCTGCAAGGCAATCATATTTGGTTCAGAAGTGTGTAAATATAATTTCTCAAAATGCTCCTCAAGCTCCATTGGAATTCTTTATGATTTCACCAAGTAATCCAAGGGAACCACAAAAGTTACCAATGACCGCGCCAATTAACCAATTATTCAACAATCCAAACGAGAATATGTCCAGATATGACTTTATTGCAGCAACATCTGCTTACATGACCCTTTATGGAGAAGCATTCTGGTATTTGGTTCAAAGTGTTGGTCAAAGTATAGGAACTTCAAAATTACCTGCTGAAATCTGGGTATTAGACCCAAGAATGATGAAAGAGGTTGTTGATGAGAAGTCTGGCAGACTTCTTGGCTGGTTATTCAATAATGAAGTGTCATTAACCAAAGATGAAGTCTTAATCTTTAAGAATATAAATCCCTACAATCAATTTAGAGGACTTTCACCTCTCGATGCAGTCGCTATTGAGATTTCTGCTGACGTAAAGGCGGGTGAATATCAAGAAAAGTTCTTTGAGAATGGGTCAGTTCCGAGTATGGTTCTGGAAACAGGCGAGAATGACAACTCAACAGTTGCAGAATTACGAAAAATTAAACGATTGTGGGAGCAACAACACCAAGGAAGTAAGAATGCATCCAAAATGGGCGTATTACGTGGTGGAATGACCCTGAAACCTATCGGTTTATCACAAATGGAGATGGATTTCATCAATTCTCGACAAATGACTCGAGATATCATTTTATCCATATTTGGTGTCCCAAAGACCATTGCAGGGTTCACAGAAGAGCTGAATAGGGCAACTTCAGAGGTTCAAAAGAGATTATTCTGGCAAGAGACCGTAAAACCACAATTAATTCGGATTTCGACCACATTAACCAACAAATTCATCTATAAATTGGATGTTAATATGGTTGCAGCATTTGATTTCCTTCAAATTGATGAATTACAGCGTAACTTTGAGGATGAAGTAAACGTAGCATCCAAACTTTGGATGATGGGATTTGCTAGAAATGAATTGAATGATCGTTTTGCATTGGGATTTGATCAGGATATGGAACATGGCGATGATAAATTTGTCCCATTGAACATGCTTAATCTTACAGATGATACATTTCAACCTACTCAAGTCGCCGAACCAAGGGAAACTGTCCAAATAAACACCTCAATTGAGCCTGATAAGAAAAAACAAGAAAGTGATCAAAGACAGGCGAAAATAGACGAAATATTGGATAGAAACAAGAAAAACTACGAAAAACTACTAACTGGGCGTATTAAAAAGTTCTTTTTTAGTCAGAGGTTAGACCTTTTAAAGCGTCTTGATGATAATGGAATAGAGGGATTTGATATTAAGAATGATAAATTTGTTAAGATCTTACTACCTATATTCACAGAGACATATAAGGGAGCTGCACAAGTCGTATTTAATATACTTAAAAAAGAAGGAGAACCAGAAGTAGATACAAAACTCATATTCAAATATGTAGACAAAACTAAAGCATTTAATGATAAGATGAAAGAAAAAGTAATCCTTCAAATCAAAGAAGGTGGAACTTTAGATGAAATTAAAGCAAGGGTAAAGAAATTGTACAACTATATTGATAAAAAGTTAGTAATAATTTCTAAAAATGAAATTTCAGACTTGGTTGACGAAGTTGTAAAGAATGAGTTTGAAACTCAAGGAGTGACCAATGAATAAGAAAGTTATAAAGTATTTAAGCAAAGCACCAGAAAAGAAAGACGATAGGGTGTTAAGATTTGTTGGGTCAGACGAATCAATTGATAGGGATAACGAAAGAGTTTTATCTTCTGGATGGAAACTTGATAATTATAAGAAGAATCCTGTGGTTATGCTGAATCATAGACATTCAGATGTTCCCGTTGCTAAGGCACAACGAGTATGGGTCAGTAAAAACGAAAAAGCTCTGATGTTCGATATTAAGTTTCCCGAACCTGAGATTTCATCTGTTGGTGATACTCTCTATAAATTATATTCAAATGGTTATATGAACGCAACATCAGTTGGATTCCAGCCCAATTATAATAAAATCGAATATGGGGACGGGATTAAAGCGCCAAGGGCAACGTTCCATGAACAAGAGCTGCTTGAATTGAGTTTAGTTTCTATTCCATCAAATCCAAGATCTCTTCTATCAATAAAAGGAATTAAGGATGCAATAGAAGCAGAAGTAGTTGATCAACTCGAATTAGACGAACTATTAGAATATTTTGAACCTACAATTAAGGCAGACTTGATTGATGATACAGATGAAGAAGACTTAGAAGATCTTATTGAGAAAGCTAAAGATGAGTTAGAAAAAGAAACCTTAGAAAATGAAATTGATGCTATTATTCGAGATGGGATTGATGAATTAGGGTTTCCGAAATGGAAAAAAATTAAAATTGATAGAATATGTATTGGGCATAAATGGTTTACAAAGAAAGACCTTGAGAATGAAACCTCAGATGATGTCCAAGATTCAGAACAAACTACAAATAAGGTTTATTGCCACAAATGTGGTATAGAGATACAAGATAATTCGGACAGTGGTTATCTTGACAAGCTTTTTGACGATTTCCTTAAACCAAAGGTTAATAAGGAAGATGAAGAAATCAGCTTAACAGACGAACTGTTAAATCAGTATTTTACGGAGTAAGAAAATGGACAAACAAGAAGAACTAAAAGGTAAACTCATCGAAATGGGTTTTATAAACAAAGAGAAGTTCGACGAGGAACAAGAAAAACACGTCGAAGAAGTTACAAAAATGAAAGAAGAAAACAAAGAGTTGGCAGCTAAAGTTGAAAAACTTGAAAATGCTCCTGCTGTTAAGGTTTCTCTTCCAGTTCCTGGTAGAAAAACAAAAGCAGACTTTATTTATAAAGGACGCGATACCCGTAATTTGGGTAAAATTCTTACAATCGCAGATGAAGATGTTAGAAACGATGTTGCTAAGATGTTTATCGACTTTGTTGATAGAGCAGCTCTTGGTGAAAAAGCGGCAATGAATGAAACTACAGCTGCACAGGGTGGGTATACAGTATTTCCCGAGTATATTTCAACACTCTTAGCGCTTGCTAGGTTAAATTCTGTTGCTCTTCAAGATGCAGATGTTATTTCTGTTAGCTCAGACAGCATTCATATTCCAAAAGAAGATACCAAATTCACTGGAGCATGGGTAGCTGAAGCTAATGCAATTGGAGCAGTTGATCCTACATTTACCGAGTTGAATTTAACTCCAAAGAAATACGCTTCATACACCACAGCATCAAATGAGATGTTAGCTGATACAGAGTTCGATATTATATCAATGATGACCTCTCAATGGGCAGAAGCAGTTGGACAGGAAATCGACACTCAGGTGTTCGATGAAGCATCGACACAATTTACTCCTCTGTTAAATGCTGCTAGCATTAATTCAGTAGAGACACTTACAGATACAATTGCCGGTCTTTCTGATTGGCGTGTTACTTCAAATTGTATTGCACAGTTAAGTTCTAATAAACTTGCCGGTGCAAAATGGTATACACACAGAACATTCTTCCATTATCTTCGTATTATGAAAGACGAAGGAAGTAATGGACTGTACGATCCACAATCAGGAATGGGACCACTTGGTTCACTATGGGGATTCCCAGTAAGACTTCCTGAGACATTTGCCACAGATTCAACCTCTACATCTCCAGTAGTTGTATTTGGAAATCTGATGAATTACATCATCGCTGAAAGAAAAGGCGCTATTTCGATAGATGTAGATCCGTATGGCCGCTTCTTAAATGATCAAACTCGTTTTAGAGCAACCGTAAGGTATCACGGTCTACCTAAACACGCTGACGCTTTTTGCCAAATCAAGGTCTAGTAAATATGGGGTGGACTTCGGTTCACCCCTTTTTATTATGTCAAGAAAATATCAATACACTTGTGGCAAATGTAATCATGTGCAAGTGTTAAAGAAAATAGCAAAATGCCCAAAGTGTGGCGGATGTTGTTTTTCGATTAAAACATACACACCTAAGGAGAAATAAAAATGAGTGTAGCAGCTAACGCTTTAGCAACTCTTGAAGAAGTCAAAGACTTTTATGGTATGACTGGGTCGAAGCAGGCAGATGATGACCTTATAGAAGACCTCATTGACCGAATAACTCAACTGTTTCAAACCTATTGCGGGTGGTCATCGTTCAAAGCTGCTGACTATACCGAATATATTGACGGTGAATCCACAAAATACATCTTTCCTATAAACACTCCTATTATATCAATAACTTCTATTCATGACGATACAGATTGGGTCTATGGATCCGATACTCTGATTGAAAATACTGAATATAGATCTGTTGATGAGAGGTATATCGTTTCCAAGGATTCTCTTTTTGGAAGAGGCGATCAAAATATCAAATTGGTCTATCGAGCAGGTTATGAAACTATACCCGGAGATCTAAAACAGTCGTGTATCGAAGAAGTGACAAAGAGATATAAACATAGACGAGATATTGATATTCAGGCAAAATCTCTGGACGATGGAGATGCAACATATTCAGAGTCAGCATTCCTTCCTGCTACTAAAGAAGTCCTGTATAAATACAAGACTATGTGGGTGCAGTAATGGCATTAGATATATCAATACGAACTACAAGGGAAACTGATAAACTTTTGAAAGAAATGCCTGGTATGGTTCGAAAAGGTCTTGTAAATGCTATGAACAAGGTTGCAAAAGATACAGAAGAATATGCTAAAAAGTCTTTTGGAAAATCAGGAAGACCAAATACCATAACTGGAAGGTTAAGGGATTCTATTAAAGGGTCAGCATCTAAAAGAGTTAATTCTCTTGTAGTTACTCTTTCTTCAGATTTGATCTACAGTAGAATACAAGAAGAAGGCGGGACAATCAGAGCAAAGGGAGGCGGTTATTTAACATTTCCTATTGGCGGTGATTGGGTTAAGGTCAAATCTGTAAGACTTCCAGCGAGACCTTATCTTAGACCTGCAATTCAAGACAATCTAACAAAAATTGAAAAAACACTTACAGATTCTATTTGGAAAGAATTTGAGAGGTCATAAACATGGCAAATGAACGAAGCGTAATTATCAAACAGGTAGAAACCGATCTTGTTGATAGTATCAAGTCTTCAAGAGGATACAATTCGGATCTATCTGAGGTTAAATTGGGAATTGTTTCATTCGATTACTTTGCTCAAAGACCTGCAATCGGGTATTGGATGTTCATGGATACAAAAGACGATGAATATCTAGATGACGATAGACATAGAATGTTAAATTTTATATTGTATGGATATTGTGATACAAATGGGTTGGATGATTATGATCCAATCTATGAATTAGCGGATGACGTTGAGAAGTTTTTAATGTCAACAGATTGGACTTACACTCAGGATTCACTGCTTGGAGATATAACAGTCACAGTTGGTGGAACAGATAATCAAAGATGTATGTTTGATCTAGTGTTTCAAGTTCAGTATGTTCAAGAACTAATATAAGGAGGGCGCAAATATGTCAGCATGTGCCGTAAATCTCGGGCGTAATGCTCGAATAAAGTTAGATACTACAACAATCGCAAGAATGACAAGTCTAGATGTAACAATTAATAACTCCACAATTGATATTACATCATTTGGGGATACCTGGATGAAGTTTTGCGTAGGAATGCAGGCGTGGACCGCAACCATTACAGGTCATCTTGATCTTGATGATGCTTCACAAAGCACTCTAGTAGCAGCTGCTGAAAGTGCAGACTTAGTAACAAATCTAAGGTTCTACATTGATGCAACTAACTACTTCGCAAGCGATTTAGTAACAGATTCTGAAGCAGGTATGTTCATTGATAGTTATAACTTCACTGCAGATAACAACAGTGTTGTTTCATTTTCAATGAGTGTTACAGGGAATGGACCACTAACAAGATTTCCCTAAGATCTAAAATAAACTAAGCAGGAGGGATCGGGAAAATGACCCTTACAGAACTATTTAAGGTTGTTAAAGATAAAGACATATATGAAATGTATGTCTGGGCGAACTGGTTTTTTAGGGTTGGTCGTGTGTCTTGCGTCGAATGTATTAGAACCAGAGCTATGATGTCTAAACAACCTCCAAATTGTGCGCGTTGTGGATTACCTTCTGCTCGATTAATAAAACGAACTTTCAATCATCTGGTTGATGAAAACAACGGTATTGATTGGGAAGATGAACAGGAGGTAGACGAGTAATGAGAAAATTCAATCAAAAAACTGCAAAAGGAACATGGATAGACTTTCCAGAAGATAAAGAGGTCAAGCTACTATTAAGACCTTTCTCTTTATTCAATCTAACAAAAATTCCAACAAATGAAAATATGGACTTTGATCAATTTTGGGCAATCTTTAGCTATTCTGTTTTAGAATGGAAAGGCATTCAAAATGTTGATGGAAAAGATCTAAAGTGTGATGAAGAAAATAAAAGAATGGTTTTCGACTATGATCAAGACTTGATTTTATTTGTTGTTGAACAATCAACTAAGTTAAGAGAAAATGTATTGTCGGAGAAGGAAATAAAAAACTTATCGACCTCGCAACCTGGAGAAACGAAAGAGCAAGAGAAATAAGTTGTGAGGATTGCCAATACACAAAGCAAATGTTTTCCGGAAATAAACCTGATTGTGTAGCATGTGGGTTTGTAATTGTTATACCCGAGAATTATCAAGTAGTTGAAATTTTAGATACATATCAAAGTTGTTTTGTTGATGGAATGGGTGGAATAAATCCAGGAGGCATTGATAATGTATTAGAATGGGAAGGTGTTGAAAAAGATCCCGGATTTATTCAAAAAATTCTAATATATTTGATCGTTTCAGCAAAGAAACGAAGCGAGGAAGCAGAGCATGGCAAGGAAAATAGAGCAAGAATACGTAATAAAGGATAAAGGTTCTAAAACTGTAAAAGATGCTACAGGAAAGATTAGAAAGAATCTTAATGATGTAGAGAAAACATCCAAGTCCGTTACATCCAGTATTTCAAAACAATGGGCAGCGGTCGGTGCGGCGATTGTTTCTGGTCTTGCGATTAAAGCTATTGCTAACTACTCTTCTGAGCTCCTTACTATGGGTGACAGACTTGACAAACTCAGCAAACAAGTTGGGGCATCTGTTGAATTTCTTTCTAAATTAGACCAAGCAGCTAAATTGGGCGGGAGTAGTTTAGAAAGAATGTCAGTTGGTTTGCGTGCTATGGTTAGGAATCTTAGTCTTGCTGAACGTGATATTGGTGAAGCTGCTATTGAATTGAAGAAATACAACATGAATGC